AATCGGCTATCTAAACCATTGTATCCTTGACCATCCTCTTCCAAGGCACCGTCACATCTAGATGCCAGGTAAGCTGCGCAAGATCTCATTGCCTCTACTATATCGTTGCTTAGTGGCGCTAGTTTCTTATTGTGGAACATTTTTTCTACTTCTTTGACACCAACCGCAAGGTCGTTAATTGAAATGCTTTGATCTAACACTTGCACATTATCAAGAGCCTTATCTAGCACTTTTTGCTTGCCTACCAGGGCTTCAGCCATCCTGGCGTCAATAGATCCATCAACAACCAAGTGCTGTACCAACACAGAGTCTTCCTGGCCAATCCTATGGCAGCGATCTTCTGCTTGGCTCATGTTGCCTGGCACCCAATCTAGCTCTGCAAAAACCACATGGCTTGCTTTTGTAAGCGTGATACCAACGCCCGCGGCCCCGATCGTACCTATGAAAACGTCTGCCTTCCCAGCCTGGAAAGTATCCACTGAGTTTTGTCTGTGGACCTGGTTACAATCGCCAGTCAAAGTAACCACTGTTTTACCCACTGCTTCCAGGCCTTCTTTAATGCCCTGGACAACATCTTTGTGGTGAGCCATAACTACAACCTGGTGCTCCAGGTCCATCAAATGATCCACTACATCGTTGACTTTAGCCAAAGCCATTTCATGCCTAACCTCAGACATTTTCTCAAACGACACCTCTTCAAAGCTGGTTTCTTCAACCGCGTCAGACAAAGCATCAAACTCTTTGGTTAGTTCCTGGGTGTAACCTTTACTTGGCAACACAATTACCTGGCGCACTTTTGCTGGCAGATCTTTGAGCACCTCATCTTTTTTTCTTCTAATCATAAAAGACTGGCGCAACCTTCTTTGCAGCTCATCCAGGTTAGAAGATCCGCTAAAGTCCCAGCCAAATCGACCTTTGTATGCGCCGGCATATTTTTTAGCAAAGTAAAAGAAGTTGCCAAAGCTTTCAGGATCCAGGTAACCAGCTATTGGCTGTAGCTCTATGGGCCTGTTGGTTATAGGTGTTCCCGTAAGTAACACTTTACGCTTGGCCTTTATGCTAACCGCAACAACCGTGCGTTTTGCTTTTGGATTTTTGATCTTGTGGACCTCATCCATAATAACCATGTCCCAAATCCTAGACTGTAGAGCTTTAGCGTGTTTAGTTAGCACGTCATAGTTAATAATAACCACGTCAGGATTAGACGGTATTTGCTCACCACCACCGTTTACCACGTCGATTGTGCGCTCAAATACGAGCCATTTGACCATTTCGTTCTTCCAGTTCAGCTTCAAAGAAGCCGGACAAACGACCAGGACCGTCTTTGGATTAGTCACATTGATTGTGCCAATTGCCTGGATTGTTTTACCCAGGCCCATTTCGTCACCAATCAAAGTGCTTTTGCGGCCAGCAGCGTAAGCAATACCAGCTTTTTGATAAGGAAGATACTCAAGACCGGCGGGTACAGGTATTTGCATATCTGAGTTTGTGGCCACTGAATCTTCGATCGCAGCATTGTCATCAACCATGTGTGTAACTAGCCAGGCGTCATCAATTTTGCTGACTGTATAACCAGCTTTTTTGATGGCTGCCTTTTTAACTTTCCATAACGCCCAAAATTCAGGCGTAGGCTTGGCGGTTTTAAGCAGCCGGCCGTCCGACTGCTTTTCACCTTTTGACCAATCTAAGTTCAAATCCACTCGCGTCTCCTAACCTTCCACTCTATCGTGAACCGCAACCGCACCATAAAAAGTTGCACCAAGTAATTTCTCGCAAAGCTCTGAAAATCTTGAGTCAGAAGTAGAGGCGTAGTTGCCGCCAAACATAGTCCATTTTTCCTTTTTAGAAACCGGTATCAATCTAAGGATTTTTCTACCGCCACCAACTTCTTTCATTACAAGCTCAGCAGCCGGATAGTCTTCACAAGGCTCAAAAGGTCCCTCCGCATTGACAACAGTAAAGCCCATTGCGTAGCTAGACTCACCGCCCATAGTGCAGTCTACAGCGCCCAACCAGGTGTCTTCTTCTCTTGCTTGTTTGTAAATGTTCACATGAATACCCATTTCTTTCTCCTGTTTAATTAACTTACTCCTCTATTATACATATCGTGTCGTTATGTGCAAGTTTTTATACAAATATATGTTAATTAATTTAGGCATAAAAAAAGGGACCCGAAGGTCCCTTTCTATAACAGTTAACGCTGCTACTCGTTATGCACCTTGTGAACCGTAGATTCCTCTCCAGTCACTAAAGCCGAAGCTGTAACGCTCACGAGCTTTGTAACGGATGTTACCAGTCGTGAAGTCAGGCTCCATAGATGTCTCCATCGGGCTTCTTTGGAACATCTTGAGGCCTTCGCCCTGGGATGTTACAGAAGTCAGAAGGAAGAAAGCATCTGGATCAGTTAGATAATGATTAACTGTGTAACCGCCAGAAAGAACACCAGTGTTCTTAATTGCGTTTAAGTCATTATCAGCAGACCCTGATCTTCCCTGTGAGTTTAAGATCCTGTCAGCAACAAAAACCAGCTGTGGTGGTACCACAAGCTTGTCTGCCTGGACAGAAATCGTCAATCCACGGTCATCTGTAAAAGTAGCAATATCAATCAAAGCATCTTCTAATGATGTCTCATTCAAGTCAGCCATTGATGTAGCTCTGTTAGCAGCTGTGCCACCGCCCGCTAGGACGTGCGCAGTGTTAATAAGAGATACGCCATCGCCACCTGTATGATCGGAAGAGAATGCGTTGTTGAGTACGTCAGCACCTTTGACTTCTTTGGTGTTAGCCATCGATTTCGCTAATGCTTTTGTATACCTTTTACCTAAAGAGTCGTAAAGATTATCCTCTACTGCCTCTTCTGTTAAAGCAAATGCAAGCGCAACAGTGTCGTGCGTGTATCTGCTAGTGTAACTTTCAGTAGCCTGGTCGAAATCAACCGAACCACCTTCAGTTTTTGTAGGAGCGCCGCCGAAGCCTGTAATTAAAACTTCTTCCTCAAAGGCTCTTTGTGAGTCTTCTTGGGCAAAGATCTCAGCGTATTCGTTTGTATACTCATCGTATGACAAACCAAACAAACTGTTTAGACCTGGTTCTAGCTCCTTCGCTAATTGTGCTCTTGAAATAGCCATTTAGTTACTCCTTATGCTAGACCCGCAGCTTTCGCACCAAACACATGGTTCTGTATAACACAGTACACATTAGTATTGGACGATCCTACGTCTTGGTTATTGGGATCCTGAGAAATATCAATTACTTTCAGGGGTAAAGTTGCGGTTGTTGCACCTGTAGATACATCAACCTCATCTCCGGAAATACCAGTTTTGGTAGAGCCAGAGTTAGTTTTGATAACATCGAAGTTACCTAGTAAATCCGCTACAGGGAAAGCTTCATCTGCCTGGATCTCAAAAACGACCATAGGGTCATCAATGATATGGGCAATAATATCTGAAGCATTCGTAGAAGCTGGATAGTAGTTACTAAATACCTGTTCGCCTGTTGTTGGGTCTGTATACTCGCAGCCGTTAAAAACTCCAACCAATGGTACAGTACCACCAACAGCGTGTATTTCTACACCACCGCCAGTTACTTGCATTACCAAGTCGCCTTGGAAAATACTCGTGCCATAGTTTGCAGCAATTCTATAACGTGACTGTCCGCCGTTATACGGAGCACCACCAATCATTTTCACAGGTTTTAGTCCAAAAGAAGCGTCTTTATTCGCCATTTTTAGTCTCCTAAATGATTATGTACATTTCTGTACGGTTATTTTTTGCCGAAAGATACTCTTGAATCCCTTTGGGGATCATACTTAACATATCGACAGTCACGTCTAGTTTCGTTAAACATAGTGTTGTCTAACGCATCTACAGCGTCTTTACTTTTACCTTGGTAATAGTCACGTCGCTCTTGTACGGTTTCGTTAGGTATTTTTGCAAGAAGTAATCCTTCATTATAAACAATACCAGCGTGTCGGCTATGTTCGTCCGCTGTTGGTAGGTCCCAATCACTAGGAAGATCTGTACCTCTTACGAGTTCCCAACCTTCTCTTATACGTCTACTGACGTTTGCGCGATCTTCTTGTCCCAACATTGACTCCCTGATCCAACGGTATGTATACCCTGGAGGAGCCGGCGGCGTTTCCAACCTTCTAACTGGTCGCCATGGTTTTCTACGAGTTTGTTTATCGTGTGCCTCGGATTCACGAGAGTTTCTATTTGCGCTCACTTTTTTTTCTTCTGTCATTACATTGCCTCCCTAGATGCTATGCGTTGCTTTTCAGCTGCAACCTTTTTTAACCAAGCTTCTTCGCTCATGTTATGAGGTTTTAGCCCTCTAAGGCGCTCTACTTCTGACTTAGAAAACGTCACGCCATTCTTTTTGCCTTGTGTTTTTTGACGACCACTACCTACAGTGGCAGAAGCAACTCTTTGCACAGAGGGTTTGGCTTCTACTTGCGCGTCCTTACTTTCAACATTTGCGTTTTGCAAATGTGGGTAAACTTTATAAATTCTGTTGTTTAGCTCTTCGTAATACTCATCTGAGTCTGGCTCATGGCCCTCATTAATAAGATTATAGTGCTGGAAGTATGCGTATTGAGTAGCTTCTAAGTTACCCTGGTCCTCCGCATCTCCATACCATTTGTTATTTTCATACCAGGACAAAGCTTCATTAGTAGGTTCAACAATAGGCTGGGCCTGTTGCTGTACTGGCTGACTTTGTAGTTGTTGTTGGTATTGAGCTAATTGTTGATCTTGTCTATTTTTTGCAAGCCTATGCTTTTCTTTTTGAATACTCAAATCACTTTTAAGAGTATCTGCCTTGCTCATCAAGTCAGCATCGCCAGACTGTACAGCTTTTTTGTACAGATCATCGGCTTGCTGCTCTTTTGCGGCAATCGCTTCTTCTTCTTTTTGTAGAACCGTGCCGGCTTGTATTTGAGAATGGTTTCTTAGGGCCTGGATCTCGGCCTCGCGCTGTTGAGCTATTTGCTCAGCCATTTGCGCTCTTTCTTCAGCTGCGCGTGTTTTAGCGTTTAGCTTGTTAATTCTTTTAGAAACCGACTTGGTGTAATTCTCAAGCTCGTCCTCTTGGTTGGCTTGATTTTCTACAACAGCATCGTCTTCGACGCTAATTTCGATTTCTTGTTCTTCAGCTTGGTTTGCATTTTCTATCATAATTACACGCTCAGTATATCATCTGGATTCAAGATTGTGGCGATAACCTCGTCATCATTAATTATTCGGACCTCTGCGCCATCGTCCAGCTTAAATCTGGCTCCAGAGTAACGGCCGATAAGAACCCATTGTTTCTCTTCGCACCATTTCTTTTCGCCATATTTTTCTTTATCTCCGTAACATAAAGGACCTTGCTTAACGACATAAGCAACCACTGTAGCCAGGGCTTCTTTGTCTATAGTCTTTTGTGTCAGTAAAATTCCGCCGTCTGAAGTCTTTTTACCACCGTAAGGTAGTACAAGCATCCGCCAGCCTGTTGGCTGGGGCATTCGATCCAGAGCAGATTGTTCTAGAATTGAGGGATCCAATACTCTGTCTTCTTGGTCCACATAAGCGTCTAAAACTGTCTCTGATTTTGCCATACTATTTTTCCTTGTTAAGTTCCTTTAGTTCACCTTCAATATAGTATAACGCATTTAGCTCGCCTTGCAAAAATTTATAATGTTCTATACTTTCTAGTGCTCCGGACATAAGTGTTTCAGAGATCTGTTTTTCACGTTCTCTGATTAACTTCTTAACAATTTCAAAATAACTAAGGTCTTCCATAGTAATTAGTTTCTTACTTTAAACTTCAAGCCTTTAGTCGCAGCTCCCTTGCCTTTCATATCGACAATAGAGGTAACGCCTTTGTTTTTGCCAATCGCATTAGGATTGGGTTTGTCAAAAGACTTGTTGTTTGGCACTTTTTTAATAGCCATAACTTCTCCTATTTTTTGTTTTTTGAACCCTTTGGTCTGCCTCTCGACTTACCTTTAGCCGCGGGTTTCTTTACGGCTGCTTTTTTCTTTGGTGCTGGTTTTGGTTTTTCAACAACCGGTTCTTCTACAACCGGCTCTTCAATAACTTCTTCTGCTACCGGCTCTTCAACCGGTGCTTCTTCAACTACTGCATCTTGACCAGACTCAATTCTAGCCATTTTTTTGGCTATCCTTTCCATGTTTGCTGCGTGTGATTTTGCCTCTTCTGCTTCTTTAGCTTCTCTTGCTTCAATCTCTGCTTCACGGTCCAGCTTTTTTTGCGCTCTTAACGCTGCAATTTCATCCACCCTATTACTATTCATATTATCGCTCCTGGACCTAGCTTCTCATTTTCTGTTCCAATTCAAGCAGCTTTAGGTCCGCTTGCTGCTTCAATCGTTGAATTGACACATCCAGTTTATCATCCGCAACATCTTTTTGTACATTTATGCGCTGACGCTGGATTTCGTTTTCTAACAATTTCTCTTGGCCACGCTGTCCTTGTTTCATTTCAAACTGCACTTGTTCCTGGTCTAATTGTTTGTCTTTTAGATCAAGCTCTTGCTGACGTATAGCAACCAGTGGATCTTCAGATCCGCCCTGGCCAATAGATTGTAAGAATTCTTGTGTGAGCTGAGCCAGTATAGGCGCAGCAAATTGATCTTGTATCATCTGTATTTCTGTAGCAGCCATTTGTGCCTGGTCTGGCGGTAGCTGTTGCATTTGTTCTTGTACTGCTTGGATACGCTCTTGTACCTCTGGCGGTATCTGTTGTTGCGCAATTTGCGCAGCCATAAACTGCAAATGCTGCATACAGTGACTAATAATGATAGATTGAATTTGTGGGTTTTCTTTTACTACCTGGGTCAAAAATAAACTTCTGTGCGCCTCAATATGTGATTGATGGTTTTGTGATTCAAAAGCTTGTTGAGGTTGTCCCATCATCAAACCACTGTTTTCCAAGCCTGAGTCTATAGGTTTGGGTGTCATATCTGGTGGTGGCTGTATTAGGCTTTCGACGTTATCTACGCCTAAAGCAGCATACATTCTTCTGTACGCTTCAAACATACCGGTTGGTCCGTGTATGTCTGGGTTGCTTTGAACCATTTGTAAAAGTTCCTGGGCCAAAGTAATCCTCTGGCTTTGGCTAAATATATTAGGATCTGATACTGGTATGACATCTATGCGGTCATCGAAATCAGTTTGTTTGATCGCACTAGGCCCAGTGCCTGTTTCATATCCGTAATCAGGGGGTAAATATTCGGAAAATACTTTAGAAAGTAATTGAAATTCTAGCCTCTGAGCATAGTGCAACCGTTTGTGGATTGCGCTCATTACTTTGGTACCACGCTCTAATAACGCTACAGTAGTACCTACCGGCATTGCCGCGTTGGCATCGCCTATGTTTGTGTCAGCTATTGCTGCAAAACGCTTTCCTGAATCTACTAAAATACCAAGCAAACTCATAAGTACACTGCTTGGCTCTTTGATTGGCAACGGTATTAGGTTTTCTCTTAAAGATCCTCCCGTTGTATCTATGTCTCTAAACTCACCTGGTTGTAACGGCTCGTCTTCATCTCTAATTCTCATGCCCCTGGCTTTGAAACCAGCCGGCAAATTAGCTAATGTTCCGGCATCGATTAGCTGTCTTAATATTGACGTACTAGCCTTTGATATGCCGCCGATCATGTGTGACAGGCCTAATCCATAGAAGCCCAGTCCTGGCAAAAACTTGTATTGAACAAAAAAGTTAATCTTGTTCTTGTAAGGATCGCCTTCGTTGTAATTTCTTCGTATTGCTAAAACTTGCTCTGATTGCTCATCAATCGTCACAATATATGGCAGCTTCAATCCAGTAGGTTCGCCGTCTTCTCCCATATCTTCAAACCCTTCCAGGTCTAAAATACAGTGAACCTCATAAACTGTATGGTCCCGATCTTCTGCGTAACTTCCCTTGATGCCCTGGAGCTTGTCTATTTCTGCTTCTATATCTGATTCGCTTGAATCGTATGACTGCTTGCTAACATCTACATCTGCATAGAAACCAGAAAGCTGTTGTTTCTTGATTTCGTTGTGCGACATATTTATAGCGTGCGTTACACGCTCAGCACTAGATAGGTCTGAAGCCTCGTATGGCACTATCAAATCTTCAGGTGCGATAAACTTAGAAACCGCCCTGTTAAGGACGTTATCAAAATAAACTTTTTTAAATGCGCTACCCGCTAGAGGTAAGTAAAACAACAACATATCTAGTTCTGGGTCGTAGTCCTTCATTACATTCATAATGTAGAAGTTCATAAACTCTTGAACGCGGTCAGCTTGTGTTTCTGTCTCTACTGTCCTGGCACCAATAATTTGTGTTTTTACTGGACCTTTGGCCGGCAACATTTCTTTGTAGGCTTGGGCCTGAAATTGGGTAACGGCTTCAGCCAAAATCGGGTGGATAACGCCAGAGCTGCCCTCAAAGGGCTGTGATCTACCCTCATCAAACTTCATGCCCAAATATTTCAGGCCATCTGTGTACGTCTTT